TGTCGAGGTGTAGTAATAAGGTACTGTCGTTGTAAACGAACTGAATGATGTGGTGTCAACATTAAAATTAAATGGTGTATGGTATAATTTTACGTTAGTGTTTGTTGTTGTTAAATTATGTTTTTCGGGGGTTTGTTGATCCATCGCCCATGTACCCGCACTATTAATTTGTATTGGGATATTTAAATGGTACTCACCCTCAACCACATATGTGTTATTTGCGGAAGATTCACCAAATAGTATTGATAAGTCATATTTTATTGTTTGTTTATCGGTATACGGGTCAACACCTCTTGTTAAAAACAACACTTCTTGATTAGCGAATTGGTTTAACCAAACATAAGATTCATTATTACTTGTTACTGTATCGTATTGTTTAGAACCAAGTAAGTATTTTTTAATTAAACCACTACCGTTTGTCATACCAGAAATACTACTAATAGTCATTCCCGTTATCATTTGAAAATACTCAACTCCTGATTTTACTTTATATTGTTTTTCAGAAACATTAGATATTACTTTAACGGGTCTAGTAACTTGAGTTCCGTTATCTAACATATAACTTATTGGTTGGTCATACCCTGTTGGTGCTAAGTTTGTGGTACCTGTAATTGCGTTAGTGTTAAATTGGTTTGCGACTGTTAATCCTGTTAGATTGTTATCGTTAATCATTCCAACATTATTAAATGTTATTAATTTACCATTTAATAAATCTTTAGTTCCTGCATCAACCAAAAGAACCATACAAGTATCCTCATAATAGTTTACCGTATCGTTAGCTATTGACGGGTTAGGTATTACTTTTATTTTATTTTTTGCCGTAGTATCAAAATATCTAGGTCTAATATTTGCTAAGTTCATTGATTGTGCTAACGTAATACCGTCACCGAATTTACCCATAATAGGGTCACCATCAGTAACACTTTTTACAAATCCAACTTTATAATAATTAGCATTACTATCTATTTCACCTGTTACTATTTGTCGAGTAGCGGTGTAATAGGCTACAGAATCATCAACTGTATTATCAAAAGGAAAACACCCATTAAACATTGGTGTCCAATTTCCTGCTTGTTCTAACCCAATTAAAACAGACGTATTAGATGCCTCAATATTTCCTAAAGTTTGTTGGTTTACTCCACTTGCGTCTTCTTCAAGTTCCGTATCTTCACATGGACACGCCTCACAATCGGGATAACTTAACATTGGTAATGATATCCTCTTAAAAGGGTTACCTTCTAATGGTGTTAAAGTTTCTTTTTTACATTCAACTTTATTACTAAAAAATGAAACAACCACACAAATACCATATATTACGACGTTAACAATATACATTATTAAATTAATTATGAATCTTAATATTGGCCATATAAATGCTAACACATGTAATATAATAATTAAAGTATAGATTTGTGGTGTCATTAAGACGATTAGGATATTAAATAAAAAGAATAGGAAATCAAACTTTTTAATTCCGTCGTTTGTTGGGAATCTATTAACCTTTGACGTACACGTTTTGTCGGTGATGTCTTTAATACCTAAATGTCTATTTCTATTTGTTCCCCATTTCCATCTATCTAAAAAATTAGCAATTGTATAAACTTTGTTATAATTAAATTTATAAAACGTGTCTTCACAATTTATCGCTGATGTTGGGTCAGCATAGTCATTCCAATCTAAACTAAATGCGTATGATTTTTTTTGTTGTAACAACTGAGTAGGCGTAAATGTTGCTGGACCGTTATCGTTATTTGGTACCGCGCTTTGTGGTAACCAACCATATTCTCTAACGTTAGGAACTAAATAGTCCCCCCTCATTATATCATTTTCAATACCATTTTCATTTTGGTATTTAATTCTAAATCTATATTTTGCCGTTGTTGGTATACCTACTTTAGGATCATTAGAAATAACTTGATCCCCAAACTCGTTAGTTGTGATGTAGTCCATATTCATAGGTACATCAATAAGCCATGTTCCCTCATCATCAATTACTTTACCGCCTTCAGGTAAACTAAATTGTTCTAAAACGGGTTGTCCATTAGAATCATAATTAATTGTTTGTCTTAATGCTAATATCTCACCAGGAGCCGTTACCAAATCACATAAGTTACCTGTGGTTTTTTTAGGTTTACAGTTAGATTTTAAATAGTCTTCCTCAGTTGTTGATATCAGTGACCCCATAAATATTGCCTGTGGTTTAATTTCAATACCATAATCTCTTAAGTCAAAATCCACTCTTGTAATACCAACATTACATAAATCTTGTTCACCCCAAAATGAAGTAACATCAATATCTTTTGTTCCAAATAATAATTGTGGTAATGATGATAAGTCTGTCGATGATTTAAATAAGGGTCCATTAAATTGTTCTGCAACACCAATACCCATTCTTATTAAATCTGATGGTCTTAATGAAAAACAACCAATGTTAGACAAATCAAGATCCATAGCGATAATCTGCATACCTAACGGTACCCCAATTATCATATAATCCCCACTCTCATTTGTTTTTACGGTGTATTTGTAATATTTTTCATACACCTCTAAAGCCTCTTTTCTTTCTAATAAATCTTTTCTATCTGGAAATGTACCTGTAGGTGTGTGTCCACCATATTCTTGAACATATGGTAGTAGATTATATCTATATCCGTCCTCATTCTTATCTGATGGTTTTTTATATGGGTATAAAGTAGATATTACCTCATTATCTTCATCCATTGCTGATAATGGAACAAATATCGATATGGTAACGTTTGGTACTCCGTATCCTCCGTTAGTTATTATTCTTCCTGCAACAACACCATAATCCGCACAAAATCTTGTATAAACATCTTCTTGTCTTAATTTTAGTGATAATATTTCTAAAAAATCAAAGTCTTGGTTAACGTTTACTCTTATATTTTTGTCGGTACCAACCGTTGTTTTTATTCTATAACTTTTTTGCATTATACTTTTTTAATAAATAGTTATTTTAATGTTTTTACAAAAAAGTAAGATTAAAAGAATTAAAATAAATATATTAAGAGAAGTCCACGGCTTTAAATGTTTTTGCCCTAACTTTAATATCTGCATTATCGTATCTAACTTGGTATGCTTGATCAGGTTCTGCAAAAATTGTATCATCAATAAGTTGTATTTCTCTTGTTAACGGATCCAAATACTTTTGTGAAGTTTCAGAAGACGAATACTTTCCACCTACCTTATTAAAAACTTTAATTTCAGGAACACTTAAAATTCCTGCTAAGTTTTGTATTCTTTTTTTTATTTCAGATATGTTAACACTACCACCAAGATCTCGGTTATTTGGATTCATATAATCAGATACTTGATTAATTACTAAACCAACAATTTCACCTTGACTTCTGTCGGACTCTAACACCACAGAAATATCAAACTCTAAGTCCACAACTTTTGCACTGTCAATTACAATATAGTCATTAATCATTCTATATTTTGATAGGTATGTTGCAAGGTTAGTTTTTAAATTATTCGATGCCACTTGACTTAATTTACCCCCTGTCTCATACGATAATATTTGTACAACTATCTTGTTGTTTTTTTCAGTTATTGACACCTTACCCGGAGCTCCAAATCTACCAGGCATTGTTTCAATTAAAGACTTATAATCATTAACTGTTACGGCTCTTTTTTGTGCAGCAAAATTAAATGCCACCATATTTCTTACTTCTTCGGTTGATGGTGGGTTTGACCCCCCAACTGCCGCGGTAACGTTTCTTACCGTTAAAGATTGTTTAACATTCCTATTTATTGTTTCATTTGGTCCGTTAATCACAAAATCTATCGTCCCCACCTGATTAATAACACCAACACCAACGTTTGTTGCTGCTCCACCACCAACTCTATATTGTACAAATATTGTAGTATTTGGTTTTACGGTTAGTCCTAATCCAATGTTATTTTGATAGTCGGATAATTTTAACTCAACCCCAACATTAGTAAATTGTTTTAATTGTTCATTTGGTGTTGTCGTTCCTGCCCCGAATTGTATTTTAAAATAACTTTCCGGAGTATATTCACCCATAAAACGATTATCTGTTTGTATATATTTTCCTGCTCTAACCCCATTAACATCCACAGGTTTGGTTGGGTCCTCAACAAAAACAGTATCTTCGGCTAAAGCATCAACTTCATACCATTTACCATTATCCGATTGGAAGTCGGAGTATTTTGGGGTTCCTTGAAATGTCGTACCTTCTTTTTGTATAATACTAGTTACTCCTAAAACATTTTTTTCAGGTAAAAAGAAATTAAAGAATGGAACAACATCAGAAGGATTTATAACTCTTTTAAATACTTTTGTGGTACCATTAACTAAAACTTCTCTTTTTGTTATAACATAATTAATAATTTTATTATTAGCATCAAACGTAGGAATTTTAGTTCTGTTTACTTGTCCTTGTTCATTATATTGTGTGGAAAAATCAATGTCATATTGATTTTCAAATGAGTTACCCGCACCAAAAAATTGAGATCCGGCGGTTATTTTACCTAAATACCTAACGTCTTCGGAATCACCAAAGACGGGTACTTGTATTGAAAAATCAACAACAGCAACTGATGGTCGATAACCCGGAATCTTTAATCCGTACGTTCTTGCTATGTTATATATTGATGACTTTTGTTGAGCATATTGTAATACGGTTTCTTGTAAACTTCTATCTATATGATAATGAAGGTTATCTGCAATACCAGCATTTAAATCCATTAATACTGAGAATACCGAAGCATCATTAAAGTTTTGTATTAATTCGGGGTAATAATTTTGTACATAATTTAAAAGTTCGTCTCTAAGTCCAACGAAATCTCTTTGTGTATACGATATTTTTCTTTCAGCCATTATATATTAATTATAACAAATTGTTTAGAACCAAAGGGGTTTTTGTCGTTAGAATATTCTATTTTTAATTTTGCAGTATATTCTTCTGTGTTTTTTCCTGGTAATCTATATATACCAATATCATTTAATTCTTCATCAGAATTAATCGTTTCAATTTGTTGATAAATTATTCCGTTATCAACGAACTCATCCGCGTTAAACCCTATCTTTGGTGTTGTGGGTTTATTTTCTAATAAAACGTATGGTGTAACAGTTATGTTTATTATATTTAAATCAGGTATGAACGTTTCACAAGCCTGTTGGATGTCTTCTTTTATTGCATCAAAGGTTTGTCCATCCATTGGGTCAAAAATAAACTCATAGAGTCTTGTTCCAAAATCAGGTAACATATATCTAGTACCTCTTCTTGTTAGTATTAAATGTAATAAACTTGATCTAATTTCCTGGTCAGCGTCTCTGGATAATGATAGGTATTTACCAATAGCGCTTGGTCTAAATGGGAAATTAATTCCAAATGTTTCGTTATTTGCCATATCATATAAATATAGTGTCGATAATTTTCTTATAAATAGATATAAAATAAAAAATCACTAACTAAGTAGTGATTCTTATATTGTTCTTACCTATGATAATCAACAACTTTTCTACATAACATTAAAAAGTTAATATGTACTTATATTTTCTTTTAGAGTCTTATTACCTTTTACATACTGAGGCCAATAACAACAATGTTTGCATTTTGACCCACAACATGACCCTCTTTTAATATGATATGATTCTGTCATTACAAACCTACCATTATCATCTTTATAAAAGTCAGATTCAGGAGATTTTTTAGTTGTCTCCTGAACATATAACTGTTGTATCCAATCGTTTGATGCTCTTACCGTCATTACTTAAACAATTTCACATGCTCCACCAGCACAAGCCGCTTCTCCTCGTAGGTCGGTGTTATCTTGTAACTCAATAACTTTTGTAAGATCAACATCTGACAATGTTTTAACTAATCTTTCAAAATCTTCTTTTGTACAATCTTCAAAAGGTGCTTGTGTATATGTTCCTCCGTTGTAAGGAAGTACCGATAAACCGTTGTAGAAATCTCTATTGTTCCACATCCATTCACCAACTAATTCCCATTCGTCTTCTTTAATTGAAACTGTTGCCGATACGTTATGGGTATTTTGTCCAGTTCTATGTCCTGGTTTAATCCATTCTTGTG